GGATAGCCATGTCGTTTATGGTTACGAACGTAAAGAATATCCCCGGTCAAATCTTGTAAACTGTACACTCCCAATTATAACATTTGCTCCAAATTATAAAGAAGGACGTACTGTGAGCTTCGCTGCGCAAATGATTGAGCCATTATTTATGATCAATGTGGCATGGAATAAAATCAAGCAAATATTAGCGCAAGGATTCATGGGCGCGCGCGAGATTGACTTCACCCAACTTGAGGCAGTGGCTTTTGGTAAAGGAGGTAAAGCATGGACGCCGAGAGAAGTTTATAAGCATTTCTTACAAACAGGGACATTAGTAAAAAGATCGCCGATCAATAAACATGATCAACGTTATTCCAGCAGTGCCGTTGGCAATAGTCCATCCGGGTTAATGATGCAGGATTACCTTACTGTGTTCACTACCGGGATCAATATGCTTGAGCAAATGACCGGAACGACTGCCGCTGAATCGGCAGAAACTCCAGATAGGCTGGCCGTTCGGGTAATGGAGCAATCACAAGCTACCGGCGATCTGGATATGGAGTATCTATTCAATTCTTACACCTATATGTACAGGGCCGCTACCAGCCAGCTTCTAACTTTAGTGCAGGCCGCAAAAAGAGACGGTATTGGGATTGAAGGATTTATTCCTGCCATGGGCAAACATTTTACCGTGCCAGATAGTATCGCGCTTTGTGATTATGGATTGTTTTTAGTCCGAGCCCCAAGCGCTCAAGAATGGGCTTCATTTTATCAGGACTTGGCTATTGGACTTGAAAAGGGAACGCTTACACATTTGGATGTGGCCTTTATTCGGGAGATAAAAAACCTTAAGAAGGCCAGACAGATACTTGGAATAAGAATTAAAATCAATGAAAGGAAAGCCAACCAGGCTAATGCTGCTAATCAGCAGGCCGCTATGGCTGCTAATCAGCAGGCCGCTTCCGATAAGACACAGGGAGATATCGCAGTAATTCAGGCTAAGGCTATGGCCGATGAGGAGATGATGAAGTTACAGGCTAAAATTGATGAGTACCTTATCATTAAGACAAAGGAACTTGAAGCTACGATTGCCGATAAATCCGATCAGATTAAGAAGCAAATTGCCAAGCAGACCAGTGTGGACGAGATTATTAAGAAGGCAGTTGAGAATAAGCCGAAGTATGAAATGGCACGGGTTAGGGCTGAGGGTGATGCGAAAAAAGCCGAAAACGATTCAAAAAAGGCTGATAATGACGCTAAAAAGGCAGTAGCTAAATCGAAATAAAATAATTACATCTGTTGCTACTGAAAATAAAAGTCTTACTTTTGCATATATGCTAAAAAGTAAGAACGACCAATGTTAGACTAAACTGAAGATGATGAATAAGCGTCCGCGCTAGCTAGAAAAGCCACCCTAAAAAGTGGCTTTTTGTTTTTGTGATAAAGTATTCTGAACTTTATGTAAACAAACAAGTTATGGCAAGGGAAATTTATTCATTGGACGAAGACAAAATGGTGACTGTGGAGGATGCGCCAGTTGACAAAGCACCACCCATAGTAGAGGATAAAAAAGCAGAGGAAGAAGAAAATGAAGAAGAAACTGATCCCGCTGAAGAAGAGGAAGAAAAGGACACCGAGCAAGAAGAGCCTGCGGATGGTGATAAGCCTGAAGAAGTAGTAGAAGAAAGCGAAGAAGACCCTGATCCAGACGCAAAGATTGATGATTTCTTCCAAGAAAAGTTCTCAGAAAAATATGGGATTGAGAATGAAGCACAATTCCAAGAAGTGTTAGACCGATCTTTCGAACTCCTTGATGAAAACGAAGGACTGAAGAAAGAAGTTGAAGAACTTAAGAAAGCACCAAAAGACCCAATCTTTAAAAGCGAAACCCAAAAAGCAGTTTATGATGCCATAAAGGACTATGATCCTGAAAGAATACCAGATGGCATTCAAATGATGGCCGGACTCATTAATATGGATTTGGATAAAACAGATCCTAAATTAATACTTGAGCAAGAGTTCATTATGCAACACCCCGAACTCAGTATCGATAAAGCCAGAAAGAAATTTCAACGCAGATTTGAAGATAAATTCTCCATCAAAGAAGAAGATTTTGATTCAGTGGAAGCGTTTAAAGATAAGAAAGATGATCTCGAAGATGATCTAACCATCGAGGCCGCTAAGGCTAAAAGGTTCATCAAAGAGAAGCAACAAGAATTTAAGAAAATAAGTGAAGATAAATCTCAGCCAGAAGAACAGGTAAACAAAGAAGTGCTTTCCAGTATCGCAAGTAATACAAAGGCATTCGATGAGCATCTCAATGGTTTGGATAATTTAATTTTTGAAGTTGAAGAGGATTCTAAAAATCCATTCATTTACAAATTCGACAAAGCACAACTTACTCAAATCAAAGTGGTCGCAGATGGCTATTTGAAAAACGATAAGATGTACGATGAGAAGGGTAAACTGAAAGATATTTTTGATCCAGAAGCAATTTTCCAACGGGCAGCTTTTGCATTGTATGGTCCGGCAATGATGGAGGAAGCGTTAAAATCAGCAAAGAAATACGCTCAAATTATCAAAGCCGAACAGATTGCAAAAATTAAACCGGACAGAAAACCAAAGTCCAGCGGCGATATCCAAGATGAGAGCATCGATGCTCAAACTGATAGACTGATGGCAAAGAAAATGGCTGAAAAAAAAGCGGCAAGAGGAAGATAAGACTTGCTGTTTAAATATGTGTGCAACACCGGGAGTTAAAAGGATGAAAACCTTTAAACTACCGAAACAATGGCATTATTCACAGAAGTAAATAGTTGGCAGGACTTTTCTGCCGCAGCGCGAGAAGAAAATCCGCTGATTTCCCAAATGAGTTTTATGCATAAACCTCAGATTGGGCCAACGTTGTTTGACGTCAATCCACTGGAAACAGATATTGGTGAGATGTTCAAAATGGGTCTTATGGAAGAAGTGAAGGGTGAAGAAATTATCCATCACGAAGCCAATAAGAGATTTGATGCTCCTTACGTTAATACAGACTCTACCCAAGCAAATGTGTTTGGAACGGCATCTGTAATCAATGGAGATGATGCGCTTTATGTGGGATTGGATTACATCCAACTTGCTACAGCGAGCCATACACCTACTACTGGAGCATTAGCGCTGAAGTATTCTTATCCTAGAACTGGTCAATTGATCCAATTCAAGAATAAAGGAGTTTGGCGTATAAGCGGCAAAAGAGAATCTATCGCCGGCGCGCATAGATTGTACTTGGTGAAAGTAGTGTCTACATTCCCTTCTCTAACCAATACTATTACAAATGCAGCAAGCGTTTATGGCGGTGATCAATTCTCTGTAATCGGATCTGCTTTTGAAGAAGCATCTTTCGGTATGCAAAAGGGAATTTCTCCTACTACCAAAACGTACACAAATTATCTGCAAGCATTTGCTGATTACTACGATCAGACTGACGTGGAAGCAACGAATGAAACTTGGCCTTTCATGTACCAAGGAAAGGAAATTAATTTCGTTTATCCTCGCGGGTTTGCTGATACTGAAATGCGTTTTGCCTTCATGGAGCAAGCTGGTCTATTCTTAACTCCTTTTGGTAGTGCGATCCCAGGCTTTGATAAAAATGGCTTGGCTGTTACGATGAATACTACTCAGGGTTATATGCCAAACTTGGAGTTGAATGCTCCTAAATTGTATTATGACAACAATCCTACCGTGGCATTGTTTGAACAGATCATACGCCTTCGTAGAAAATTAAACCAAGGACGTGAGTGCTTACTTCAGTCTGGATATGAATTTCTTTTAAAAGCTAAGGATATTATCACTCAGTTCGGTATTAACGGTAGCATGGTTTATGACCGTCCTGCTGTTGATTTGAATATCGATCAGATTAAGATCGGTGGATTCACATTCAATGTGAAAGAACTTATGATCCTAAACCATCCTGATATCACAGCATTACCTGGATTTAACTATCCTTGGTATTTCATTATCGCTCCAATGGATAAAACCAAAGATGCGAAGACTGGTATCATGAAGGATGCATTTACGATCATGTGGAAGAAATCTATCGGCGGTGGTTCACGCGGACATTATCAAATGTTCACAACTGGCGCGATGGCTGATGTTCCTACAGATGATCAGAACGTGAGACGTATACATATTCGCTCACGTAAAGGCACACGGGTAGTTGCTGCATCCAAGTTTATCTTGGGTCAACGGTTACAACCCGCTGCTTAAGTTGCCATAACTAAGCTTGTGAAAAGGACAGGGTGTAAAATCCCTGGCCTTTTATTTATACCCAAAATAGTTAAAAGTGTTATTAATTTTAAAAACATTAACAGATGTCAAAAACAAAAAAACATGTAGTTGCTTCGGCGCTACCAAGTATAAAAGATATTGAGGATAACTTCATGGAGGATGAAGACAAGACACCTCCTGTAGATAATGCTCCTAATGAGGAGGAAGACCGGGAAGAAGGCGAAGAACTAAAAAGTGAAGAGAAAGGCCCACATAGAACAAGGCCCATGAAGCATCTTGAAAAATTTGATGTACCAACTGTTCGCGTAAATAGAGAGGATGGAGTGTATAAAAAGAGAATTCCAGTTCAAATACAAGGGCTGAGTTCTCAAATGCTACCACCTATTACAAAAAGAAAAATTGCTGTCTATGAGGTAATAGGGAAAGATCAAAACGATCCATTAACAGGACAGCCCATTCAGGCTCCTCCTCTTGTTATACCTGGACGATTTGTAGTATACGACCCATTCAATAGCGACATATTAGCCAGGCATTGCTTACTCAGAAATGTTACTCGGGCAGAGAGAGTAGTTCGAGATGGTAAAGAAGTTGTGGAGGAAGTTGTGGAGGACTTGGTTTTTATTGATGGGTTTAAAAATGTAGCCATTGACAGGAATTATCTTGAATACGTTTTACTTGAACTTCATCCATTGAATGAGTCAAACAAATGGAGAGACAAATCACAAGCCGCGGCCTTCAAAAGAATTGATGTTGGTAATCGTAAGGATTGGGCCAGCACAATCGCCGGTATGGACTTAGCGTATGAGGCTGAAACTGCTGTTGTGAACATGAGAAAGCAAGAACAAATTATTGCTTACGCCACCGCTGCTGGCATTCCTACAGGTGGAAGAATGTTAGAAAGTGGAGATAATTCGGTTAAAGTTGACCTTCGTAGGTTTGCCAGACAAAATCCGCGTGACTTCTTCAAACTCAATAAAAATGAGGCTGCGGCTATAAGAATGTCGGTAATGGAAGCTGATGAGATCGGGCTTATAGAATATCAATTGGATAAACGCCAATGGTTATTTTCAACCGATGGGGATCTACTGAGCCAGCATTTCCCAGGTGAACATCCTATCGATAGACTGGTGAAAGACTTGCAGAAAGCAGAGTATAAACCGACTTACGCAAAACTACTGGAGCAACTGAATTATTGGGAATAATAAACTATTAAGAAAATTTGTAACTTAGGGGTCGTAATTGATCCCTTTTTTTATGGCTCTAGTTCCCTTATTTACAATTACTCAGCAAGATGGTGGGCTCACTGCCATCGCCACGAACACAACAGTTTATGGAGGTTCGAATCAATTAAGGAACCAAGCCGCTGAGTACGTGCTTTGGTCTAAGACTGACATGAATGCTTTGCGCGCATTCACAAACCCAGCAGAAGGGGATGTATTAAATAATTTAGTGTATACCGTTTCGACTCTTGTTGATGGATGGTATGAATTGATCAGATTAAGGATTCAGCCATACAATGCCGGGACCGCTTATGTATCCGGTAATATTTTTTACTACGCAACAAATGGTAATGTATATCAAGCGATAACATCATCCACTGGCCAAACCCCAACAAATCCAACGTATTTCACACAAGTAACTGATCTTACAACAATTTTTGGTAACGCTAGTATTGAAACATACTATCAAAATTTTTATAGTGAATACAGGACCGATGTATGTATACGAGATAAGGATGATGCAAATTGTGCTTGCCAAAATAGTGATGATGATTACATCGACATGCTTTATGCTAAAAAGCAATCAGCGGATACCAACTTCGCTAATGGAAATCCTCAAATCATGGAGAAAATAATCAGAGACTTAACTGATACTTGTACACAATGCTAATACCTGATGCATTTAATATTTTATCACAGGCAAATTTAAAGATAGCCTCTTTAGGTAGTGACATCATTGATCAGGAAGGAACGCCACGGCAGCCAACGACTATACGCCAGCTTGTACGTACTCGGCAGTTATTCAACATCCTTAATAAATTTATTTTCTTAAATACCGGAGGCACAGCGATCAGTTATACTTTCGGTCAGAATGATGCGGCGTTAAATAGACTTTTACTTCAATTAAAAAGAGCCGCAAAACTCACTACATTTCCTGTATTACCAAATCCAATTCAGACTTTTGTTTCTACGTATCAAAATTCAGGATCGATAATAATTGATATTAATAACAATCTGTCAGGAATAAATAATATTTCAATTGGTGGCTCTTTGTCTGTCATGCAAAATGTTTCTATTTCAGGAACGTTATCTGTTACTAATGTTACCGTTTCTGGTGCATTGACATTAACCACTCCGTTAGGGCCTACTTCAGGTGGAACTGTAATTAATAGCTATGTATTAGGCGATACTTTATACGCATCGGCTGTGAATGTACTGAGTAAGTTGCCAATTGGTGGATCCAATACATTCTTACAAGTTCAATCTGGCATACCAGGATGGTCTACAAACTTTACGTACGATTCTGTTAATAACATTTTCACATCAGCAAAAGGAGTAACCATATCTGGTGCCGGCACAAGATCAGACAATACATATCTTGGGCTTAATCATACAGACACAATTTCAGCTTCTGGCAGAAACAGGTGGAATACCGTTGTAGGAGAGCAGCACTTCATAATAAATGATGCTGGCGGAACAAATCGTAACCTAAGCGATTCATTTATCCTTGGTTCATTCTATAATAAAATTCACTTAGATGTAACTAATGGCATTATATCTACTTGCGGTATTGTAGGAGGGTTAAATTCAATG